CTAAACATAAATCTACTAGATGCCATTAAACTACTACATCTTCCATACCAGCAGTACGAAGTTTAACAATATGACCAAGTTGCCATTGCTTAGCATCCAATCCTTTCATAATGCCTAACCATCTATTACGCAACAAAGCAACTTCGTTAATTAGCAACTCAAAATCAATTACTTCGTCCTCGCCATCTGCGTACTTTTCTGCATCGCGACTACTAAGAGCCTTAGCATACGCTTCTAAGTACTTTTTAAAATGCTTACGTCGTATACGCCTTAACTCAATGTTAAGAAAATTAAGCACTGCTTCTATTTCTTGCAATTGATAAAAACGTTGCTCGGTAACTCCAGGTAACTGTTTAATGTTAGTTTCAACGTGTCCACTCACTACAACTTCTTTCTTTGCGTTGTTTAACTCTGCATCGTAGTAATCGATAAACGCAGGAAGATTTGCTAAATTTTGTGTTACCTTTCTATACCACATTTATAAACCCACCCAAGTTAGAAAACTCTTTGGAAATATATCCAATGACAGTTCAGGACGGCGCTCAATAAATTGTGTTAAAAACTCATTAATTTGTATTTTTTGCTGTACTGTTGGCGTAGCATTCATTGAGCGTATTATTTGTTGTTGTAAATTGTCGGGCAAGTTAGATATTTTATTTTTAATTTCGGTTTTACTTTCGACATCTAACACATTTATTCCCATCATAGTCGGAGTGTACACAAATGTTGTATGAATTTCATATTCTTTAAAATAGTTATAAAAATCACTAAACCCAAATATAGAAAGGTTAGAAATAGCCGAGTGGAACACAAAATTAACTTTATGCATTTTCAAATATGCAATCTTTTTTAAAAAATCGTCCCATTTGACACCATATCTGTTAAATTCCAAATGTTTGTTAATTCCTTCTGCACTTATGCGTAAAAGGATACTTGGTCCATTTAGTTTGACCAATGTATCTATGTACCTTTTAAAGCGTGAAAACGAAATACCTAATCCCGTAAACAGTGTTAATTTTGTAGTTTTATTCAGTTCTAGTTGTTCAATAACATCAAATAAATTGTTATCTGCAAATGGCTCTCCTCCTGTAATAATCAATTCTTCTAACTCGCTTGAGTAGTCAACGATAGAACCGAGAAGTGCTTGATATTTGGAGGATTGCTTGAATTCAGCTTGTTTAATTTTTGTACTTATAGTATCGCGCAATGTTACTGTGTTTCGGTTTATAAGATCAATGTCCGGAGCAGAATATGCATATTCTTTATGCATTATATCCTTTAGCCACCCGCTACTAAACTCCTTGCAACAATAAGTACATGTTAAATTACAATTGCTATTGATGGTTAAATCAATGATAGTAGGGGCTATCTTAACTATATCGTGTGATTTAACATCTCCGTGTTGCCAAAGTCTTGGACTTATTCCGCCGTTGTCCTCTGCCTTCCAGCAGTTCTGCTCGCAACTAGCGTTGCGTTCATTGCGCAACATCATGCTACGTTCGTGTACATTAGTAGGTGTGTTGAATAAATCATTACTTGCTTTGCTCAACCACGCGAAATCCACCGCCTGTGCTTTTGATGCATGACAATTGTATATAGTGAACGCCATTAAATCTACTTTCAAAAACTTAAATTTAAAGTTGCAATAATAGTCCCGTTCGCCCATTGCTAATCGTCGTCGTCACTAAAGTGTTCGAAGTCATCTACGTCGTCGTCTACGTCTACATCAACGTCGACATCGTAATCAAGTAATGCTTTCTTAATGTCCTCGTTAATAGCTACTTTAGCAATCTTTTCGGCGTCTATGCCGTGGTCAATTAATACAGCAACAAAATCATCAGCAGCGAATCTTACATCAACTATGTGTTCTTGCATTGATTCCCATAATTCCAAATGTAGACTAAGACTCATTTTCAAGTTCCTCTGCTAAATCGTTATCAGTTTGTGTTACTTCAATGTTTTCAATTGTGGCTTCTTCTTCAACTAGTGGTACAAATGCATCAGTTGCGGCGATATCTTCCATCACTTTATCTAAGCACCCGTTCTCGTTGCGTTCCCATGCTTTACGAAATTGAATAATTTCTTCTCCTGTATCTAGGACAACATATTTTAATCGATTTCCTTGCTTAACAAGATATCCCTGCTTCTCTGCTAAATCAGTTAATCCACTGTACGGGTTCATTCCAGTTTCGTACGGAATTTTAACTTGTACTGCTTCAAATGGCTTAGCATAACGTGTTTTCATTACTTTACAGGCGGCTCTAATACCACGTACATCGGTAATTTTGTTTCCGTCTACATCTTCTTTTAATTTTAGTTTACGCATAGCAACTACAATACTAGAAGCGTAAATAAAGCCTTGTCCGCCACTAATTTTATCATCTGGATCAAACATATCCTGGCTTGCATAAGTGTGGTTAGTAGCAACTATGCCTACGTTGTACGCACCAATCATATTAACTGTATTACGCACAAGTGACGTTAGAGCTTTGGGTTTACGTCCTAAATCGCCTTTCATATCGCCTGCTTCGAATTGTTTAACATCAGTTGGTGTTAATAACATACCAAGTGAATCAATTACAAATAGTACTTTTGGACGGTCTTCCTCTGCCATTGCTTTGTAATCTATCATAAACATACTAATTGTTTTAGCTACGTCGTCGATCATACACAAACTAAGTTTTAATAATTGACTTGGGTCTGTATTGACGCCCAAAGCCTGTAGCCACGCTTCGTCCAATGCGTTCTCCGAGTCAATTAACACAACAAAAATACCTTGTTCTTGTGCATTTTTTACAATGTTACCCGATGCGAAGTAAGACTTACCCGCACCTGATTCGCCTGCAAATACAGTTACTTTACCTAGTGGAATGCCTTTATGGAAATCACCAGAAACCAAATAGTTCAATGCATGGTTACCAGTTGAAATCCAATCAGTTGGATCATGGAATCCAACTGATAATCCATCAATGGATTTTGTTATACTTTTTCTAAATTTACTTACGTCAAATGGTTTGCCCATTATATTTCTCCAAATAATTTTTAGTAATATATTCTGCCATTAATGTAGCAAAATATTCATGTTGGTTGGGCCCAGGATGGTTCTTGTAGTCAATTGTTGTATCTTCCAATACACCTGAAACTAAATTCTGCATCGAATCCATTGACATAAAGGTCGACATGTCAATAACATCCGTGAGATCGCATATAGTCTGGAATTTCTTTCCAACCCTGCTATCTTCATATAGGTCGAGGAAATTAAACCGGTCGAGGTTATCTGTGAGCCATTCTATATTTTTATCACACAAAAAGTTATTATTGAACGTTTCGACCATTATTAGAGTCTTGTCAAATGTTCTTGCTAAGCTCTGCACGGATATTATCATTCTTAACAAGTTCGAATAATATAAGTACGGATCGAACATATTTCTATAAAACCGTTTTTCATCCCTATCTTTTATATAATTTCCTAATAGCAATTGATGTATACGACCCGGCTTTAATTTACTGTCGTTAACTGATATTTCCGCTCTAAACCAGTGTGTTAATGCCATAACAACCAAATCAGAATCGCCGCTAGTAATCTCACTTACTAGCCTGCGATAAATTCTGTAGTTGCTACATCCAGCTCTAGCATCATTAACAACAGTAACATCTAACTTTTTAGCTAACTGCGACGGCCAACTTCGGTCTTGATTTCCATCAATGGTCGAAGTTGGCCAGCCATACGCAAAACTATCGCCACCAACATAAATCTTCATTGTTACGCGTTCTGACGTGCTCTGATTTGCGCAAGGATGTCTTCCGCTTTAGAACCAGTCGATGCTGATGCAACAGATGCAGTAGCAGGAACTTCGTCTGCTGAATCGGCAAATGGAGTAGCAGGTACATCAGCTACACTAGCAACGGGTGTTACTACGTTAACTGGTGCACTTGTGCCACCTGCTAGCTTTTCAACACCCCACGGACGGTAATAGTTACCCCATTTCTCTACATCGTACTGCTGTCCATCAACACTTGCTTCAAACATTTCGTGAATAATCTTTAATTCAACTTCGTTTGGTTTTGGCGGTAGCCACGAGCTTAAATCATTTAAACCAAATGATTCAATTGCTTCTAGTTGTTGTTCAGCTAATGCTGATTCTTTGCGTGACCAAGTACTAGTACTGTAGTCTGCATATCCACCTTTACTGGTTTTAGTAACGCGGAAATCCAATCCATTGTTGTAGTCTGTTGGTAAGTCCTCCATTTCCGGATCCATTAAACTAGATTTAATGATTGTGAAAATTTGTGGACTAATCATAAACTTACGAATTGGGTTTGCAGGTGCATCCGTTTCGTTAGTTGGGTCTTGTTGTACAAACCCTTGGAATACGTAAGTACGTTTCTTCCAATATTTACGACCCATATCTTCCAATGATTTATCTTTAAACCATGGTCGTACTTCCGACAAAATTGGACATACTTCTGAATCGCCGTACATTTCAACACATGGAACTTGTACTACTGTTTCTTTTGGATCGCCACCTTTAATGCCGGCGAATGGTAAACGAATCATTGCACGTTCTACCCAAAAGAATGGATTTTCTGGATTTGCATCCGGAAGGAAACGTAATGTTGCCTGTGTACCTTCGTCGATCTTCCAATGAGGATATACTAATCCACCGGTTTGATTGTTGTTTGATGTTTTTGTGTCTTGTGCCGCTAAACGGGCACGGATGTCTGCTAATGAAGCCATTTTCTTTCTCCTGTATAATTACCTTTTCATTTTAACCAAAATTCAATACCCTTCGTGGATATTAAAATATGCATACATTTAAGTATGCTGTTTATTTATGCTTATTATTATCTAAGCACTAGTAATTATATACAAAGTAGAAACTGAATAAATTTCGAAACAACCTAAACTCACGTAAAGGTTACAGTCCTGCTAATCTCTTGAAATTTAACATATTAGTAGGAGATTCATTTGTGGGAGTATTAACATCCTGGTCCTCTACTTCATCGTGCACACCAGTATCTTGTAAGATATTCTCCATACCCGAAAAATTAAGGCC